TTTTCCTTCTCGACAAGTTCTCTGACTTTTTCTCTTGTATCTGCATCTGTTCCTCCATAAACAAAAAAGATTTTTCTGGAAGAGTCAACAATTTCTTCCAGTATTGAATGTAATATTTTACCATGTTTTTCTATCAATTGAAAAAGAACCAACGTGTTTCCTGTAAGTCCTTTTACTAGATTACATATGTATTTGTTTCTTTCAGAATGGCCAACCAAAAAATTTATTTCTTCTTGATAATTCAATTTTGAAATTTTTGCGGCTACTTCTTTAGAATATTTAAGAACAAGACATCGTATGGCAATCGATGATAATGTCTTATTTTTGATAAGTTCTTTAGTACTTGTTACTCTCTTTGTTGTACCAAATAACCCCTCTAATATTAATTTATGCACTTCAACATCATCAAGAGTTCCAGTTGTTCCAATTCGGTAAGGTGCATTCTCCAAATTCTTCATTATTTTAGTAAGTGATTTGGCCTTGTACAGGTGGGCTTCATCTCCAATTACCAATTCAAAATCTGTGTAGAAATCCTTTTTTAATTCATACAAGGATTGCCATGTTGAAATTATGATTGGTTTGTCTGTTACCTTTTCCTGACCTCCAAAAATTTTGTGGACGAATTTTTCGACCTCAAATGTCTTGTCCGCCTTCGCATAGGCTTCAAAATCAGAATACATCTGACTTACCAACGAAAGTGTTGGTACAATGATTAATGATTTTTGTGGAAAATAATATCGTACCAGATAGTAAATGATAAGAGATTTGCCTGATGCAGTAGGTGAGAGAAGTACACATCTTCGTTCATTAATTGAATGTCGTATTGCGTTATTTTGATAATCTCTTAATTTATATTCACAGGGAAATGATGTAAGGAATTTAAAATAATCTTCGTTAGAAATTGGTTCAATTGAATCATTTGTTTGATCAATAAGTTTATATTCTCGGTCATTCGCAAAACGTTGTATTCTATTTTTTAATCCATAATATATTTTACCACTGTCCATATTGTAAAGATAAACATAACCATCCCATTTTCTCCTTCGGAACATCGGCATGAATTGATAATCTTTTGGATGAAATCGGAAATAGTGGTTGAGTTCCATCTTCACTCCCGGCTCGCAAGAAAGTCGTAGATATACCTCGTTCTCTTTTTCCATTATGATTTGCATAATTACCCAAGTCCTGCAACAAATTTCCTCCAATTGATTGCATTATTAATATGAAAACTTCTATTCTCAATCATCGAAAGAACCGATTTCAGATAATCGACTTTGCCTTTCTGTTCATTCATAATCTTTTCGGCTTTCTGTAAAATCTCATCTGCTCCAACATAATGTCGTTCCAATTCTGTCTTAGATATTCTGATGTTGTGGTCTGGCGCTTTTCCGTTTTTAGAAATAACCACTTCCCATCGTTGTTGAAAAAGAACCTTCCAATGAGTTTCAAGATCGCTCAGTTTCCGTTTCTCTTTGGAATATATGTTTAAGTATTTTTGGTGTTTATTTGGAATGTTCAAAGATTCGTTGTCTAAATCCTTATCATCAATGTGAGAGTCCTCTCCCCACATTTCCATAATTTCTTCAATTGTCATAATTTTTTTAGTTGTTCAATAGATTCTTTATTTCATAATTTGTATAACGAAATCCTGCGGTAGCAGTAAAATATTCTACATCAGTATTTGCACTATCGAAATCAAGTGCAGAAAGAGAAATTGGAAAAGCATCGTAAAAATGAAATTCCATTTGGGGATTCATTGCACTTGTTAGAACAGTAAGTACAACAGTTGAAACTACTCCGCCTCTTGGATTCATTGTATTTGAATCCTTGAGAAGTCTATATTTTTCATGTCCTTCTGTCAAACCAGTTGCAATAATTCTATCATAAATTTCTGTCCAATTTTTCATATGTTCATCAACAATAAACCTGACAGACAATTCTTCAAAATTAACTTTATTTCCAGCATAAGGTATAGTTACATATGGTGTAAATACATCTATGCCTTCAATTGATACACCAGGCACATTTACTGCCTGACAAAACCAAGTTAAATTTGGTGCATCTTGCATTGTCAGTCGAAAACTGATATTTGAAAGATAATTTAAATTGTCTGGTATTTTATTTCCTGCGGCCATGAATTTCCTTTTTAGTCCTTCTATACTATTTATTCAACAGATTTTCAAACTCGCCATAATCCATGTCTTTTCCAACAAAAATAAATTTAGAATTTGGGTATTCTTCTTCGATGTGTTTGTGTTGACCAATCCAAGAATCTTGTTTTTCATCATGAAATTCTGTAACAGAAGATCCAAGATATATACCATCTTTTGTTTGATCATGATAATAATCAAATCCCACACAATAAAAAAATGTTTCACTAGGATTTTGTTGAGCGGCCAAACGGAGTGCAACTGTATCAGTAACCCATTCTTCAAATGTAGTATCTGACCACCAGGCAACATTTTCAGTTGGATCGGATGGATCAATCCAAATGAAATACATAACACCTTCATGTGCAAATTGAATAAAATTATCCGTTTTTGGTTGATTCTCTCCGATTTTTAATCTTTTATCGGTTGTCTGTTTAAGCGTGTCATAGTGCATACTTGGAATTAAATCAAACCCCCTAAAATAACACTTGTATTTTTTCGTAAGGTCATTAGTTATCAATTCCAATTGTGCATCGATATCTTGACAGACTAAATGGTTTGGTATGAATTTACGATAAATGAAATCACAACCATATGTTGTATGTTTTTTGAAAAGATTGAAATCTGAAACAGATTTTGATTGACCATTTCCTATCACTATGATCATTGCGGCCTCACTGGAAAATTATCACTACAAACAAAAAAAGGGAGCAGATTTCTCTACTCCCTTTCTGAAATCCTACTATATGTAGGTCAAGAATTACATCAAGTTGGTAATTGCAGCTTTTCTGTAATATACATTCAGGTGAGGATTAGTTCCAAGAACACCTGTCATACGACCAGTTGAAGCACTTGCATTTTCTGCAAATGGGTTTGCAACCAGACCATAACGTGTTTTGAAAGCAATCTGTGGTTGAAAACTAGAACTATCAACCGCACGAACCATTTGCAACGGAACGTATGGGCAATAGAAAATTCCAGCATCCATCGGTGAATCACCTTTATAACCTACACAATAAAATTCTTGTGCATTTGCATCAGCATATGGATCAACATATACTTTATACCGACCATTAAGAACTCCGGCAAAAGTTGAAGATGAAGTATCCGTATTCAGATCTGTGCTCATTGCAGGAGCATAATCCAAAATACCTGCCATCTGAAGGGCAGAGGCAACATCAGATGAAGTCATCAGAATGTTTCCTTTTCCTCTTCGTGTGTCTTTACCAATCTGATTTGCATCTTTTTCAATCTGCATCATCAGACCTTTGAACTTTTCAACCATCCAACGACCATTGGAATCGGTATCAAGGTCAAACAGACCAGCAGTAGTTGTACCAATTTGGGCACCTGCAGCAGCGTTGATGTAAATCTTACGAATTACTTCTCGGTTGATTTCTGCAAGAATTTCCATAGACAGAATGTTAGCAAGTTCTGCTTCTGCATCCAGACCATGAACTGCACGTAAATCCTGTGCGAGTTCCATTGAATAGGAACCTTTCAGGGCACGTGTACCAGCGGCGATTGAAATCTTCTCAATCGAGAAGGACATTTCACCAGCAATATCTCCCTCACCACCGTCTGTTTCCAGAGCACTTGATGCGGAATATTCGTTACCAGTTTGTGCAGTACCATCAGCGGCTGTGATCAAAAGACCTGGCGCCTTAACTAAGTCACCTGCTGAGTGTCCTGGCGTACCAGATTCACTTGCAACGGTGTCAGCATTGACTCCTGGCATTTCTGCACCTGTCATTGAATTGACACGACTCTTGAGTGCGAAAATCAATCCAGTTGGGCCGGACATAGGTTGAACACCACAAACATCGTATGCTACGAGTTGAGGCATTGCACGCCGAACCATTGAGATCAAAACTGGATCTGCAAAATCGGCACTAACTTGAACAGAACCACCAGCTACACCACCCAAAGATGGGTTAGTAGATGTTAGTCCCATAGTAGTAGTAGGGGCTGCCTCCGTCAAGAGTCCACTACCTTGTTGATCTTGAGCATACTGAGATTCAGTATTTTCAAGACATAAAGCAGTGACTGCTCTACGATATGGATCACTGATCTTAGGAAGATCTGGATGATCCAGAACTGGAGCCCACTTTTTATTAATTGTTTCTGAGAGTTGCATTTTTTAAACTCCTTATATTGTTAAAAAATATTTAATTATTAATTACGAGCAATAGCTTTACTATATGCTTCCATGATGTTATTCAACTTAGGGTCAGAAACTTCTTCTCCATCAGATGATCCATCACTTTCTTGTTCAACATTTTCATCCTGTTTTGTTTGATTTGGGAAATAACTTTCCTTAATCGTCTTAACTTTATTCTCAAAATCGTCTTTGTCATCTTCGTAAGAAACACCCTCTATGAGAGTTTTCATCTTTTCAGATTGTGTGTCTGCAAGGTCTTCGCAAACTTCTTCCAAGATCTTGTCCTTACGATATTCGTTAAGTTCACTTGTAACTTGAACGTTATCATCAATTTGAGAATTCAATTTTCCTTCAAGTTCTTCCACCTTATCGTACAGGCTTTCAACGATGTCAACTTTTTCGTCTGGAACTTCAATATAATGTTCAGTAAAGAGATTTTTAAGTCCGCCTATGAACTCTTCAGTAAGTTCACTTTTCAATGAACTATCGAGTGCAATTTCGTTCTCTTTCATCCACTCTTCAACTACGTAGTTGAGATAACCATCGACTTTTTCAGTCAATTCGTCACGGAATGAAACAATCTCTTCTTGAAGATTGGTTTGATACTCTTTTTCGAGTTCATCAATCTTTACGGTTGCAATTTCCATCACCTTCTGGTGAACTGCGGCTTCAAAGATGGTAGAAGCTTTAGTCTTAAACTCTTCTGAGAGTTCTTCACCTTCGACCAATGCATCGATATCTTCTTTAACATTGATTTCAGGCATGGAAATTTTAATTTTCTTTTTCTTTTTGCCAATTTTACCTGTGTCACCTTCTGGTGTTGCATCATCTACTGTTTCTCCGCCTAAATCTTCTGCTTCTGCAACATCCATAAGATTTTTCCACTTCGCAGAAACTTCTTCTTTCTTCAGACCATTGACTTTATCGAAAAGGGCTTTGATCATAGCAGATTTAGTAGAAGGAACTTTAACTTCCTCTTTCTTTACCTGTTCATCTTCCTCTTCTTCGTCATCTTCGTCATCATCATCTTCGTCATCGTCTTTTTTGCCGTTTTTCTTGTCAATTGCTTTTTGCAATGCAGGAGGTAATTCTCCTTCAACGACTTCTTCTTCTTCAATTGCTTCTGGAGCTTCAACAAGTCCTTCTTGCTCAGTTTCTTCCAGAATTTCTTCTTGAGTTGTATTTTCCATAGAACTTGATACTCCTAATAGTTAATGGTATATTTCGTTTACTGTAGTAATATTTATAATATCACAACTTTGATAATAAATTTTTAAACTCGTTTATTTTTACTTCCTCAAGTTTTTTGGAAGTTGCTTTTAGAATATTATTCCTTGCCCGTTCTATATCTTGTTCACGCAAAAGTCCATTATCCCAAATCCATTCTTTTCCTTCCATAATACCTTCTACGAAAGCATTTGGTGCGGATGGATCTGCAACAATATCTGCTGCGGTTGCAAGATAAAAATCTTTTTGTACAATCTGAGAGTTCTTTTCATCTTGTTTTAATGTTCCCATTCCCCTTGAAGAAACACCTAGTCTTGCACCCTCATCAATCAAACACTTAACAATTTGTCCATTTGGTGTATTCAAAACTTTTGCACGCCCAACAAAATTCTTACCTTCTTTCACCAAAGAGGTGATCATATGTGAAGCACGATCTAAATTAACTGTCGGGCCGTCAGGGTGTCCAAGTTCTCCAAATGCACGTTTTGGTTCTACATATTCTTTGACATATCGGTTCACTTCTTTTTCAAGAACGTCTAAAGGATATACTCTACCGTTTTTATTCTTTTTTTCAGACTGCATGAAGATACCTTCAATGAAGTACTGTTTAGGTTTAGCACCTTCTTCAATAAATTCATAATTTACAGATTCTTGTAATTCGCATATAAGTTTCATTTGTCTATCCTATTTTGCGTTACTGAATGCAAAATCCAAGATTTTTAAGAAAGATTTTGTATCTTTGTTCATGTTATCTTGCATTTTTTTCTTGTTAGAACTATTTAGTGTGTCAAAGGTTTTCAGAATAGTTTTTGCGGATTCGGGGTCAATCGGAACCGATGTACCACTTTTAAACTTAATTTCTGATTCTTTTTTCTTTTTTACAACAGATCTCAATTGATCTACAACATCTTCTTTCAAAGGTTTTTCTGACCGAATTGCCTCTTCGACTTTTCTCTCTTTAATAGGAAAACCTATTGATTTTCTAAACTCTTTGTATGTTTTCATCAAATTCCAGAAGAAGCGATTACAGTATATGTTCCGTTTGTCACATTTGCCAATATAAATTGATCCGTATCTTTATGAATAACGGTCAATGAAGCGGCAGGTACAGTAATAGAACCTTGAACTGTTCCACTGGTTCCGCCTTCAGTTCCATCATTTTCAACTACTGAAATGATTGAAATCGCCGATGCATAAACCGCAACGCATGTTGCTTTACCCAAACTCAATTCTGTAGCAGTTGTGGCCGTCTTTGCGGCTAATAGTTTCATTGTGTCTCCGTTGTTTCTGGTTCAGCTTGAACTTCTATTTCTGGTTCTGGTTCTTCGATTGAAATTTCTTCTTTGTCCGAAAACATTCTGGCAGAAACTTCTCGTTTTCTGGTTTCTAATCCATCTATCACCTTACTTGTAATTATCTGATCAAATGCATCGTGAACCTGTGTAGGACTACTTTGCATTGAATAATCTATAATGTCTACTGTTTTAAAATCTTGTTCTGCCATTTTTATCTCCAATAATTATCTATTAATATTTATAAACTTTTAAAGGTGTAACCCTCTAATATTCTTCTTCTCCACCTTCTTCACCTCCACCCTCTTCTTCTGCTTCTTTTGCAATCAATTCATCTTGTTTTTCAACTTCTGCCGCCGTTTGTCTGAGAATATTTGCTCGAAACCACTCTTTAGAATAATACTTCCCAACATAATCTTCCACGTTTCTTGCAAGATCTACACGTTGAGACATAGTTTCTTGATGTTTAAATTCAGAATAATAATGATCCTTTTCAAATCTATAATGAACCTTATCTCTGATCTTACCCCATTCTGCAGCTGTCATAACATTTTTCAGAATCAACTGTCTTTCCATTATTTCATCAAATAAAAGAGAAAATCTTGTCTGCAATTTTTTGATAAATTTACTGAAAAGTAATTCATCCCTCGTAATTTCACTTTCTCTCCCCAAAGAGAATCCCGATTCTGCTTCAAGTCGTGAAGCAGGGACATGCATTGCTTTATAAAGTTTCTTCTGAAAATATTCTACATCATCCATTTGTCCTAAATTTTCTCCGCCTGGAAGTGTAGTAATTTCTGTTCCTCGACCACCTTCTCTTCGTGGCAACCAGTAATCTTCCAACATTGATTGATGTCTGCGGTCATCTTTGACTTCACCAGTATCCGAATCATAAACCAATCGGTTCTTGTAACGTGTCATGATGTCACGAATATATTGTTCTGCTTTTAATTTCGGAAGGTTTCCTACATCAATATAGAAAATTCTGCGTTCTGGTGCTCGTGATATACGATAGATAACAACTGCATCTTCTACCATTCGGAGTTGATTTAGTGGTTTGATTGCCTTATGAAGATAAGACATTACTGTATTTTTTTGAGGATTCAATAAACCAGAAGTAGAATATGCGATACTATCACCCGAAATTACAATACCAGAAGTGGAACGTTTATCTAATCCAGACTCATTATAAGTGTACGTGGGAGTTATACTTATTTTTGCTTTTCTAGGATCAACTGCTTTTTCTACTTTAACATTTTTAACTTTTTTAATTTTTGTAGCATCCAAACTTCGGAGTTCTACAATACCACGTTTTGGATCATTTTCATCTATCATAATGTGATAATACAATCTTCCTTCAATGTACCATCTGCGAAAAATATCATGACCATAATTATTAAAGTTTAGAAGATCCAATACAGTATCAAATTCTGTACGAACTTTTCTCTTAATACCGTCTGTGAGATCTGTTTTGTCGAGAACAACTGATACTGAAGGAAGGAGATCATCAACAACAATGGCTTCATTTATAAT